CCGAGAAGGAGGCTATTGCGGTAGAGCGTGCTATATACATGATTCAGTACACCCACGGCAGCGCACACATACGAGGCCGAGCACCGTGGGCACAAAGTAATATTGGTAACGTGCTGATGATGTTCAAGAGCTACGGCATCACCATGTACTACTTGATGATTGACACGTTCATGCGAGCTATAAAGGGACAGACCCCTGAGTTACGCCGTATTGCCCAGAAACAGTTTGTTTTGGTTATGACTATACCTACACTTCTGTCTGGTGTGGCAGGTGCACCGATGGTAGGGTTGGTAGGTGCGATATTCGACACGCTCAAGGAAGATGATGACGAAGACTTTAAGACGCTGATGCGCAAGTCTATTGGTGACCTAGGTACAGAAGGTCTCCTAAATGAAGTAACGGGGCTGCAGCTCTCCTCCAGAGCTAGCCTTAGCAACCTGCTGTATAGAAGCTCCCCGGTAGAAGATCAACCAAATCGCTTTTACCGTATGTTCGACACACTAGGTGGCCCAGTTGTAGGTATGCTAGGTAGAACAGATCGCGCTTTAGACTTAATGGGGCAGGGACGGTCTGAACGAGCAATGGAGACTATGATGCCCGCCTTTATTTCCGGCCCACTGAAAGCGTATAGATATGGTACAGAAGGTACGCGTACTATGCGGGGCGACCCCATAACAGGTGAAGTTTCTCCATGGAACATCTTTGCACAATTCTTCGGGTTTACCCCGGCCGACTACGCACGCCAGCTAGAAATTAATGGTATGCAGAACGATATAAACCGGGCTGTTATTGAGAAACGCTCTAGACTGCTTGATAGTTATTTCCGTGCGAGACAAGTGGAAGGGCCGAAAGGTACGGGTAAGATGGCAGAAATACGGATAGAGATGCGTGAGTTCTCTCGCGAGCACCCCGATGCAGCCATATCACCGGAAACAATCACCCGATCAATGGGCCAACGGGAACGCAATACAGCACTTGCCAGAAGATATAGTGGTATGATTCCTACCAGAGCACTAGAGCGTGAGATGCGGCGCAGACTATCTGGGTATGGGTTTGGCATCACCGATTTTTAGTCAGCACATCTCCACACACGTACACCGTACTTACCGTCCTCCACCCTCACACGATACTGGATTTGTTCCACGCTTAGTTTAGCGGCCTCTCTTACGTGCTGCACGGCACGCTTTGTATTTACGCAGGGGATGAATACAGAGCTACCGACTGTAAAGGTATCCCAGTCTATTACTATGCGCACACCGTCAGGTGATATGTCAGTCGTCCTTATCCTCATCGAACCAGTTTAACGCTATAACGTGTTGAGCGGGGCTAGTATTGGTTGTTCCTTTACCCATTTTCACCTTCTTACGCTCCCCCCCACGCTCCGCAATAATTAAATCGACAATGGAAGCATAGTTGTACTGCTGTTTTATGCACCATTCTTTAAATGGTTTCGGCATAAGGTATAGTCTACCCACATCGTATTCATGTCGCGCTATATTATTGTATATAGGCCGTTTCTCCGGTATCACCAAGGAACTAAGCCCCTCATCTACAGAAGATTTATGTCTTGAGTCATCGGTGCTCTTAATCCGCAGCACCCCACCTTCATTTTCGTTCAACCACTCGTTAATAAGATTAGTTATATCAACATCCATATCCTTCATAGCTCTCCTCATACCTTTCAGTTTCTTTAGTATCCATTTAGCAAATGCTTTCAAATCCCAATCAACCAGCCCAATACGTTTAGCAACAATAACCCCAACAAGGATAGTACCGCCTATGGCACTTATTAAACGGTTTTGTTGGTTAAGCCCCGCCTCCAGTGTTAGCTTGTTTATCGTGTAGTTTACTAACCGCTTCACCCCCGATATATGTTGTATAATATGTTGTATGTAAACCTCACCGGCGTGCCCGTAGTTCTCTTCTAGGAACTCGTTTAGCCGTCTACCTTGCACTGCTTCTTCTGGTGTAAGGTTCATTACAGGCATTCTAGTTTCAAACACACGTTGTGCTTCACCTTTGGGGGTGGCTCTGTACGTTGTTATCTTTTCTAGTAAACTAGTATTGGCAGATGTGCCAACTAAAAGACTCCAATCCTCCCCACGCCAACGTTCTTTATTTTGCCCAACATTGGACTGTCTATTCTTTTGTTTGCCTAGCGCTACGTTGTAGGCGAAATCACTCATAGCTTTAGCGGGGATGTTACTAATTTCATCAACATATACAGGAAGGTTCTTATAGACTTCAGCCCGCCCCCACATAGAGTTAGTAGTATCTATACCTGCTAGTACAAGGTCAGTAGGCTTACCCCACACAGATGCACCGCCGAACATACCCGTAGTCTTCCCGAAGCCGGAGTCCATACTATTAATATGGAAGATGCCCCCCATAATTTTAGGTACAAACTCCATGAGGGGGGCGGCGAAAGATAGGGCGAACATGAATTTATGGGTCTCGAAATTCGGTTTGTTATAGAATTTTGGTATCTCTTTCCACCTTTTTAATGTTCCTTTTTTATTAAAGATTTTCATGTGGTCTCTGGTTGTAGACGACTCAGGGTTCTCTTCAACCTTGTTTGCAAATACTTCTCTTCTCCCTATAACAAATGATTTGTTATCTTTCGTCCAACCGAACTGCATCTTAGCCTCTATTTCATCGTGTGTCCGCTGCACCTGTATAACCCATGCCCCTACATAAGCCATAAGTTGGTCAGGTTTTATCAAAAATATGTCGTTCATCCCCATAGCTTTACGGAACTCTTCACGGGACGATAGGCTAACCCCCGGTACTATAAACTCTTTTATGCCTTCACGTACTGTACGGTGTCTGAATACGTATGATGGGCCGCTTAGGGGGTCACGGATGCGTTTTATTATCCATAGGTCTTGTTTGTGTATCTCTATCTCATCTATATCCCCGACTTTGTTTTTAGAACGTAGGTATACTCCGCCGTTAGCCCCTCGAAAATAAGGATAGGGGTATGTGGGTATAATTATTTCTTCTATTTTCGGGGTGTTTCCGTTGCCCTTATCTGGGTTCTCATCTGTGGCCTCGGAAAATATACTAGGCTCCTCCCCCTTTACAGGAAACTGTACCACGTTGTCTGCTTCTGTGGCTTCACGTACTTCCATGCCAAGTGAGATAGGGGATTTAATTTTTCCTCGTAGGGGGCACTTCTTACAAACCTTCGGGCAGTTGCTTTCAAACGTCACACACAAGTGTGGGTACTTAATTGACGCAGCTACTTTCTCTGTCTCATCTGCGGAGTAGTCGGGGTACTTACTGGAGATTGCGTGTACTGCAATCATACCTTCTTCGCAACTTTTTGCGATTGATATAACGTCTGTCCATTGTCCATAATCTAGTTTAGCAGGCTTTTTTATCGCCCTGTCTATCTGCCCACAGCCCTTACCTTTAATAGTTTTCTCAATTATCTTTGAAAATTTCTTTGTGTAATTACCTAATAGCGCCTCCATAGAGGCTTTGTCGGCTTCACTATAGTCAGGTGCGGCCTTTGGAACTGGCATCGTATCGTTGCCGAGTTTGTTGGAGAAATCTTTAAGGTCAACTAAATCAGTTGTAGCAACAAGTATATGAACGTCAGCCGCAGGGGAGGTCTTGAAGTTGTGTGTGTCAGGTACACGTAGTATGCGTGCTGCATCGGAAGTAACTACAGGGTCGGCAGCAAGGTTGTGTTTAATGCAGGCGTTTTTCAGTTGCTCGGCAACGGGTAGCCATTTCTTTCTGCTGCAGGATTTTTTGAGCGCCCAATAAACGTGTATGCCACGACCCGAATTTACTACCGTAGGTTTAGGTAAGTCTAGTTCTTTACAGAATGCCCGCAAAGATGTGACGGCATCTGTCTGTGTCTTGTATGGCTTTCCTTCACCACAGTCGAGGTCAAGGAATAACGATTTTATGAAACTTACGTTGTCGGTCTTACGTGAAGTACTTTCTAGAAAAGTACTTAGTGCAAAATAAGTGTCATATCCATCGTGGTCGAAATTTAATGCTGAATCTATTACTGAATCTATTGTGTTATAAAACTTTTGTACTGTCTTGTTGTCACTTGTCCTTATCCCCAATATACAATAATATCCTTCGTCGCTCAGTACGGTACTTAGAAATTGTTTGGCATCCATAACGGCGAGAACTCGTTGTTATTTTAAAGGGTGGTGGGGGTCCGGGGATTTCACCCGGCAGGTTCCTTACTATTTAGTCCCTGAGCTTAAACCAGCAACCCCCTTAAAAGTTGCTAGTCGTCCCATTTATCAAGTAAGGTAGATAAATCTTCACTGCCTGCTTCAGCAGCTTCTTTATCTTCTTGCTTTTTATCCTTCTTCCCTTCTTCTGGGCCGAACAAAGCGGGGGAATCTTCCTTAACTTCAGAGGTTTTTGTTTCAACAGTACCTTCCGCTATGTGTATGTCCATCTTAATCGCATCTTCTGTATCGGCGTGCAACTGCATTTCCATTACTATTTTTAATTCTTTTTTAGTAAGAGGACGGACGGGTTTGAAAGATAGTTTAGGTGTAGAGCTGTCTGTGTCGAAGCGGGCTTCTGTGACGATAGCTGCGTTGTGTGTCTTGTGTGCTTGCAGGTATCGGGCGTAGGCTTGTGTACCCATCTTATCCGTTTCTGAGCCAAAAATGCTGGTAGCTGGGATACTAAGTTGGTATATCTCCTTAGCTTTTATCCCTTCTCCATCATCCCCAACTAATAGTATGGCGATACGTTGCTGGTAGCGGCACGCTCGACTGTCTCCCTGACCAGACCCTTTAATGTTTTGCTTACAGTCTCTACAGGTATCTGACTGTCTCCCTTCGTTGGTTACATCTGTAGAAGGGATTTTATTGTCGGGCGACCAACAAGTAGGGGGTACGGATTCCCCCTCAACGTAATCTTTCGCAAAGTACATACGGGATAAAAGCGCCGCTTTAACGATAACTATGTCCATTGTCCTGCCATCTACTGTGGCAACTTCTTTACCGTTGATTACTTTACGGAATACCGCCCCGCGTATACTGATTCTACGACTCGTACCGAATGAACTGCCCGCTAGATTTGTTTCTGGTTGTAGTCGGGCGAGTAACTCTTTGTATTCGGGAGAATCTGTTTCTGCTAGTTCATTTGACATTTGCTTTCCTCGTTCTTATAGGTCTAATTCCAGTTTAGCAGGGGTATCGTCTACTATCTCTTCCTGCCATGTTGCTGCTGCTGGTGGTTTACCCTGTTTCAGAGAATCAACCACATCATCGATCTTGAAGCGGTAAGTACTACCTACCTTTAAGTATGTACTCTTGGGGATATACCCTTTACGTACCCAGCTTCGGATTGTAGATACGGTTAGGGTAAGGTGGGTAGCTAAGTCCTCAATAGGTACATAAGTTGCCGCATTTACTTCAGCGTTGTCATTCATTTTGGTTTCCTCACAGTTACCGTATATTCTGAATCGACGTTTAACCCTGCTGGGAATAACTCAGGGTTTTCTTCCAGAAACATTTTCATGTTTCCTTGGTGTACTCTCTTTTCCAATAGATCAACTGCTTGGTGTTCCAAAATAAATTCGTTCATGGACTCCCAATCAGAGGTCCAATAACGCGCCCGTACTTGCCGAAAAAATGTGCCTGCTCCGGTACGTACGCTCTCTACCCCAGTATCTTTACAGTGATCTAACAGGGCGTGCCGAATTGTGTTCAGCTTATCTTCAAGCGCTTTTGATTCTTCATCAAATTTACGCTTTATATCCGCTTTCTCGTCGCGGATTTTAACGAACACCCTGACCATCTTTTCTAGGTCAGGGAGGGTTCTATCTTCGCTCATACTTCCTCCTCGTAGTTTGTTATTATTGTGTATTATAGTGTAGTACTTTGCACTACTCAAGGATTTGTTTATATAGGTCTATGATTTTTGTATGAACGCTAAGTTTGTTATCTAATAGTGCGTAAACGTGTTTCTCTACGTTAGAGCCTTGTAGCTGCACAACGGTACAACGGTGTTTTTGTCCTGACCTATGTACCCTTGCGTTAGCCTGCTCGTAAGTCTCTACAGACGACGTTGGCCCCCACCAGACCACTGTGTTCGCCGCAGTCAGTGTGACCCCATGCGCAGCCGCCTGTGGCTGTACGATCAATATACGGGGGTCTGGGGTGGTCTGGAACCTACTGAATATCTCAGTTCGTTTTCCTGCTGATACATCGCCCCGAATAATAGCATTTGTATAGCCATCACTGTCTAGAGTTTCAGCCAGTAAATCAATTACGTGCTTAAACGGTACGAATATTAGTACCTTTTGGCTGGATTCATCTATGACCTCGCGCAATACTTTGTACCGTTTGCGTATATCAAGCGCTAATGTTTCCCCACTGTCAGAATAAACAGCCCCACAAGATACTTGCAGTAACTTGTTCATGGCAACCGCAGCATTAGCTGCTGTGATAATCTCGCCATCGTCAGCTACAGCCATCATCTGCTTTCGAAGGAGGTTGTAGTACTTGGTCTGCTGTCGGGTAAGCTCTACAAACCTCTTTGTGTAAACCATGTCGGGTAGGTCTAGGCACTCGTCTTTCGTAAATCGAATGGCTGGCTGCAAAACTCTATGCACGGTAGCTGCTGCGGTTGCTTTGGGAACCCATTTGAATTTGGTTACTTTATACATAACCATCTCTCTGAAAGCCCCACCGAATCTAGGAACCTCAGTTGGGTTAACTAGTTTAGCTAATCCATAGGCATCCACAGGAGACTGCGCTGCTGGTGTACCTGTCATCATCCATAACCACATATCAGGGGTAAGTAACCTGTTTAGCGTTTTCCAACGGGCAGTCTGTGCGTTCTTATAGTGGGTAGCCTCATCAGCTATCACCAGATCAAACCCACCTGCGGCTATAGCGTCCTCGACTATCTTAACCCCGTCATAGTTAATAACAACGTACTCTGCATCACTGTTGATAATCGTTTCTCGTTTGGTTCGTGACCCATACGCCACACCGACCTTGCGGTGCATGGCGAACTTAAACAGGTCGTCTCTCCACGCTGAATCCATGATCGATAATGGGCAGATAACTAGTACTCGGTTGACTACCCCCTGCGTCATGAGGTAGTCGGATGCCCATATCGCACTAGCTGTTTTCCCTGTGCCTTGCTCGTTAAAACAAAACGCACGCTTGTTCATCGTTAGGAACGCGGAAGTTGTTTTCTGGTGCTTGAATGGTTTGTGCTGACCAATCCATTTGTACTGCCCCATAATAGGTGACGGTACGCCCTTGATAGCGAGATTCCTTAATACACGGGCTTCATCAAGCCCCCACTTAACAAGTACTTCTGACCCACCCATGTGTTTGCTGCGGGGTATAGCATCTGTTATACGGTTGGGGTCTCTTACATTCAGTAGTAGTGCTTTATTCTCAACTATTTCCATTCCTACCTCTTGCTGTACGCATTGTCTTGTTCACTGTCTAGCGCTTTCGTTAGAGTGGTTGCCACCTGTGCAAGGTCACATGTCTCCGCTGCCGTAACATCCCCATCCTCAAAGTATTCCGACCCTACAGTGAAATCCCCCATAGTAAGACCATCGAATTTGGGGGTTTTAACATTGCACTCATATCTGTTCCAGATAAATTTTCGCTCCCCTCTAATATGTTCCCGTACCCAAGTTTCCCCTTTTGGGGTTACCCTATTATGCCCCTCTACAAAATGGATTATTTTCTTTCTACTGCCGCTATCAGTGGTAACGTATTCTCTGTCTTTGAAGTAGTGTTTAGTGTCCCTTGTATCCACACAAAACGACATACGCATGTTGTTTTTCTTGGTTTGAACCACCCACATTTTGTCACGGGTGCCCCAAAAATTAAAACAAGTGCAGAAAGCCCAAATGTGCATATCGTTGCGGTCTTCCTCCTCCTTTAGTTCACCGGCGTAAGTGTGGTTCAGCACATTAGGACTTTGCCATTCTCTTCGTGTGTAAGAGGCAGTTCCTTTAAACAGGTGCCTTCTGAGGCGTTTGTTCCCTCTCTCACACCCAACGGTAATGTGAGAGTCCCTTAACCACCGCAGTGTCCGTACTTCCCCTGTGGGGGATATAGCTACATAGTATTGTACCCAAGCATTACCGTTAAGATGTTTTGTAGTTTTATCTCCGGGCCAACACATAGCCATTTCATACACAGTATCCTCTGTAGGTTCTACCCAGTATGGAGGTGTATTCATAAGTGTCGCATGTAGAAAATTTGGGGGTATCCCTTCCTCTGCATCATCAGGTAATAGAAAATCGTTTGTAGCCACGAATATTAAGCCGGGGAATTTCCCTTCGGGTATGTCTACCGTGTTTGAATGGTCTTCGTATATACCTTTGCGGGCATCGAGGGGTGGTACGTAAACCCCTATTTTGTGCATTGCTTTAGTTATATCGCTGTTTATCCACGAGGCTTTAGCCGTTGCTTTAGATAATTCCTTAAAATTATCGTCTAAGTTGTTGAGCGTGGTTTTTATAGTTTT